GTTTGCGATGTAATCAGCGACGATTGCGTCGAAGTCGTGACCGTGTGCTGTGAAGACAACACGAGTGACATCGATTGATTCTTGTTCTTCACCGAAGACGTTGCCGTTCCAGATGACTTCACGAGCGACACCGAGACGAACGCTCTTCACGTGATCTTCGATCTCTGCCAAGAAAGCGCACACGGTGTCGTTGATTGAATGACTGCAAGAAGTTGAGCGAACGATTGAACGAACTTGGCTCAGTTCAATTGCGAATCGCTGATCACGGCGTGCTTGTGTCACTGCGTCGTGAACAAGACCCTGCCCGTCGCAGTTCCAGCAGTCTTTGACTTCGCCGTACTTCGATGCTTTGTTCGTACCCTTGCAAACTGAGCAAGCGTGAGCAGTGGCTTTTGACTTGTAGTGAGTGATGCGGAGTGAGGTCATGTCTCAAAGCATATACACGTACTTGTACAAGATGCGACATATGCACGACATTTCTCAAAATATGTCTCTGACCAGCACTTATCGGACTTAGAATCACGCAGGAAACAGTCCTAACCTACGATCTCAACAGCATCACGCCTGCTACGATTCGCTCAACAAGTGTGCGCTCGTCGCCGTAGGTGTCCGTGTGACCGTCAAGTCTTGACTGTCGCTCGGCGTTATCTCAGATGAGGAACTTCATGCGATACAGAGTCACAGGTGGACAAGACGGCACAAGTGGTATCGACGTTGCTGACAAGCGATACGAAGCAGGCGAAGAAGTAGAACTCACTGCAAAAGATTCTGAATGGCTTGTCGAGCAAGGTTACGTCGAAGCGATCGACGCATCAGCGAAGAAGAGTAAGAACGCACCTGTCGTCGTCGAAGAAGTTTCAACTGAACCTGAGGTTATCTGATGCCTACATTCATTCACGGCAAGTCGACGGGCGTATTCATCGACGCTTACGATCTCTCAACTTATTTCAACTCTGCTGATTACGCATCAACGATCGACACTGCTGAAGTCACCTCGTTTGGTTCTTCTGCGAAGTCCTACATCACAGGTCTCAACGATGCGACGCTCAGTCTTTCAGGCTTGTACTCGCAAGACGCTGGCGGTTCTGACGTTGCATTGAGCACTCTGCTCGGTCAAGCAACGAGTCCTGCTGTCACTGTCGTTTATCAGACAGGCACGATCGGCAATCGTTGCATCGTCGGTCAAGCGCACGAGACTTCTTATTCGATCTCGAACCCTGTCGCTGACGTGTCGAGCGTGAGTGCTGACTTCAATGCAACTGCTGGTGCTGTTGCTAATCAGGTGTACGGACTTCACGGTGGTGTTGTTCTTACTACGGGTGCGTCAATCGCTTTCGGTTCTCTTGGCAACCTCGCAAGCGTTGACAACGCCGCATCGTCTGCCGCTGGTTCGCTCGCAACACTTCACGTCACAGCAAACTCGATCGCAGGTGGAGACACCACGATCAAGGTTCAGCACTCAACGAACAACAGCACTTGGGCAGACTTGATCACGTTCGACGCAGTACCAGCGAGCACAACACTCGGCGTATCAAAAGCGAGCACAGGCACTGTCAATCGTTACGTCAGAGTCACAGCAAGCACAGCAGGTTCTTCAGGTTCAATCACTTTCAACGTCGGGTTCGCCCGCAACTAATAGGAGATAGTCATGCCCACTTTCGTACATGGTAAGTCCACGAACTTCACACTCGACGACACCGCTGGTTCTGTTCGAGATATCAGCAACACTGTCACGAGTGTCGACTTGCCCGAAACTCTCGACACTGCTGAGACCACTGCGTTCGGTTCAAGCGCAAAGTCGTACATCGTTGGTCTCACAGACGCAACGATCAGCGTCTCTGGTATTTGGGACGCAACTGTTGACGGTTACATCGCAGGCGGTGCAGAACCTGCATCACGTTCGTTCGTGTTCGGACCTGCTGGCTCAACTGCTGGCAACGTCAAGTACACGGGTGAAGCGATCGTGACTTCGTACTCGATCTCAAACCCTGTCGGTGACGTAGTGACTTACAGCCTTGATCTTCAGGTCACTGGCTCAATCACTCGCACCACGTACTGATCTCAATAACAAACAAACAACATAGGAGTGTGACCAAAGTGTCCAACATCAAGAACAAGATCAGATCAGCGCAAGACCTTGATCGTGAGATCATTGCTATCCCTGAATGGGACGTATCGATCGAAGTGCGTTCAATGACTGTGCGTCAGCGAGCATCGTTCGTTGCGGCTAGTCAAGACACGTCAGACAACGGCGACAAGATCGAGAACGTATACGGTCAGATTCTTGTCACGTGCTGTCTCGACCCTGAAGACGGTTCACCTGTGTTCACAGAAGACGACTTGCAGTGGCTCATGACTGAGAAGTCAGGTGCTGTTATCGATCGTCTCGTCACAAGTTGTCTCGAAGTTTCAGGCTTGAAAGAGAAGGCAATCGATGAAGCGGGAAAGTCTTACTCGGTTTCCCCGACCGATTCGGGAGAAGCCAACCTGAAAGACGATCGTACTTCCATCTAGCCCGTGAACTTGGCATGACAGTTGGCGAACTTATGGACACGATGACGAGTTCAGAGTTCGTTGAGTGGTGTGCGTTGTTCAAGATTGAAGCAAGCGAACGAGAACAACAACAACAGCGAGCAAAGTCAAGATCGAGAAGATAACTCATGGCACAAGCAACAGTCGGCACAGTCAACGTCGTTCTCGGTCTTGACTCAAAGCCGCTCATCGCTGGTGTCAAAGCCGCTCAGAAGACTGTTGAGACGCTCAGTGATTCTTTCGACAAGATCGGTCAAGATGCGTCTGCTGGTGCAACTAAGGCTGAGAAAGCAGTTCAGAAGGTTGCTCAACAGACAAAGCAGTCTCTCAGCAAAGTTGAACAAGCGTATGCGAAAGCGTCTTACGGGGTTGACGAGTTCGGTCTTGCGTATCATCAGATGGCGCAGAAGGTCGCTAGAGACTCAAAGAAGATTGAGCAAGCGAGTGACAGTGCGTCTCGTGTAGGTAACAAGTTCACCGACATGGGTAGCAAGATGACTTCTGTCGGCACGAAGATGTCGATGGCTTTGACTGCACCGATGTTGCTCGCTGGTGGTCAAGCGATCAAGACAGCGAACGACTTTGAGTTCTCAATGCAGTCAATCGTGGCGATGGTCGGTTTGTCTGAAGACAAAGTTGCTGACATGGGTATCGCCGCTCGTGAAATGGCGAAGCAATATGGTGGCAGTGCTGTTCAAGCCGCTGATGCTTTGTACTTCGTTGCGTCAGCAGGTATCGATGGTGCGACAGCAATGACAGTTCTTGAGCAGTCATTGAAAGCGTCAGCGATCGGCATGGGCGATACAAGCATCATTGCTGACACTGTGTCGTCTGCGTTGAACGCTTACGGTATCGAGAACTTATCTGCGGCGGCGGCAACAGACTTGATGGTTGCGGCTGTTCGTGAAGGCAAGATGGAAGCAGATCAGTTGGCTGGTGCGTTGCCTAGAGTTCTGCCGATTGCGTCAGCGATGGGTGTTTCGTTCAATGAAGTCGGTGCGGCTTTTGCGGCGATGAGTCGTAACGGTACAGATGCAAGCGAAGCGGCAACTCAGATTCGTGGAATCTTGGGTTCGTTATTGACACCAACTAAAGAAGCAGAAGAGACGATGAACAGTCTCGGTCTGAGCAGTCAAGGCTTGCGTCAACAGATCAAAGAGAAGGGCTTGTTGTCAGCGTTGCAAACATTGACAACAGCGTTCGGTGATAACGAACAAGCACAAGGACTCGTCTTCGGCAACGTTCGTGCGTTGACAGGTATCATGAGTATGTTCGGTGCGGCAACAGAGAGCACGACAAAGATATTCGACAACCTTGCTGACAACACAGGCGACGCAGACAAAGCGTTCCAAGCGATGTCGTCGACAGGTGCTTTCAAGATGAAGCAAGTCATGGCAGAAGTGAAAGATGCTTTCATCAGTCTCGGTCAAGTTCTTGTACCGATTGTTGTGCCTGCATTGAAGATGGTTGCGACAGCGTTCGAGAAAGTCATGACCGCAATCAACGCTCTGCCAAACTTCATGAAGACGATCATCGTTGTGCTTGCAGGTCTTGTCGCTGTCGGTGGGCCGTTGTTGATCATGCTTGGTTCTCTTGCGAAAGCGTGGCTCGCATTGAAAGCGGCTATGGCTACGCAAGCCTTTGCAACTGCTATTGCACAATTTGCGGCGGCAGGGCCAATTCTTGCTGGTGTTGCTGTTGCTGTCGTTGCTGTTGCGGCAGTCTGGTATTCGTTCAGCAAGAACGCACAAGAAGCGAAAGATCGTCAAGAAGACTTGACGAGTGCGCTTGCTGATGCAGGTGACGAAGCGGCGACTCTGACTACTCGTGTCAGTGCGTTGATTGAAGAGTATGACTTGCTGAGAGGCAAGGCTCAAGACAACCCGTTGGGTGCGAATTCGGGTGCTGAAGCGTTCGTTCTTGCCGAACTTGGGGCGCAAGGACTTTCACAAGCAATCGCTGACGCTGGTCTAACAATCTCGAACGTGACAGCGGCTACTCAAGACGGGACAGACTCTTTTGCTTACTACGCAAAAGAAATGAAGACCAATACAGACACCGCTACTCAATCTCAATTTCAAATGGAAGATATGCTGAGAGTCTTAGATGACTTGGGCATTGCGAACAATACTGTCGCTGGTTCTTTGATCAATCAATATCGTGCAGGCAAACTCAACGGCACTCAACTCATTGCATCAATAACTGCGCTCGATGAAGTCGCTGATGCGTTCGATGACAACAGAGAGAAACTAGAAGAGAACGCAAAGTCATTGCTCACGAATACTGAGACTGTTCAGGGCTTGAGCAACATACTTGGTGCTGAGTTCTTGAACTCGCTCATGGCGGCATCAATGGCTGAAGCAGAAGCCGCAGGCAACGCTGACGTGTATCAGTACACGCTTGAGAAGGTTCGTGTCGCCGCTGACTCTGTGTTGAACAGTTTGCGACCTGTAACTGATGCAATGGTCGCTGAAGCACAAGCGGCAACTGTGTCAACGAATGGTCTCGTGCAACTGAACGGGGTTATGAATCTTCTTCGTCTCAGTAGTGAAGACGGCAAGATCGGTATGTTGGAAGTTGCTGACAGTCTCAAAGTTGTTGCACAAGTTGCTGGCAACGAGATGCAGATGGCTCTTATCAACGCTCAAAGTGCGTCAGATACTTTGACAAGTTCCTTTGCAGACTTAGGCGAAGGCGGTCGTGAAGTCGAGTTAGTTGTTCGCAAGCAGATGAGTGAGATGGTCAAGTTGATTGGCACTGTCACAAGTCTTGGTGGCAAAGCAGAAGACGTTGTGCCAACTCTTGTTCGTATGTACAACAACTTGCTGTCGAACGCTGAAGCCGCTGGCTATAGCCGACAAGAGATTCTGAACTTGATTGATCAGATCGGTATTCTTGACGGGCTATCACCTGAGATCGTTGCGTACTTCACGATGGACGTGAGCGAAGTCAAAGCACAGATCGCTCAAGTCTTGCGTATGTTCGGTGGTGTACAGGCAGGCGGCTCTCTTGAAGGTCGACTGAAAGAGCGTCTCACTTTCTTGAACGACGTACTCATCGCACTTGAATCGAAACCGAAGCGCACTGGTGGCGGTGGCGGTGGCTCTTCTAAGCCTGACACGAAGAACGACTTTGCTTGGGTTGAGGGTTATGTCAAAGACTTAGCGGGCTTTACGAACGAACTCATCTCAACTGACTTCCGTGATGCGTTGATCAGTGGTTCTGCGAAAGACATTGGCAAAGCGTTAGAAGCGACACTCGACGAAGCGACTCGTCTCGGTCTTGACAAGTTGCCACAGTTCGCAGGGTTCATTGACAAGATCAAAGAACAGTTCGGTCGACTAGGCAATCTTGCAGACTTGAAAGATTCGCTCACTACTCAACTCGACGAAGCAACAAAGTCGCTCAACAAGTTGAAGTCAACTCTCGACGACACAGCACAAGCGGCAGGCAAGTTCGACTCAACGATCGCTGGCAGTCAAGCACCATCGAACACGTTGCTCGATCAAGCATTATCGGCGCAAGACAAGTACGACGAACTGTTCTCGAAGAGTGAGTCGCTCAAGCAACAGCAGAGCGATCTTGCAAAGGGTGTCTCTGATGCTGTGTTGCAACCGATCACAGCACGCAACCCGCTCGGCAACACTCGCAAACTGTTACAGCAAGCGACAATGTTCCGTGACAACCTTACGGCTCTAAGAGATAAGGGTTTTGGGCCTGACATCATCGGTCAAGTTGCTCAAGCGGGCATACTTGAGGGCAACAAGATCGCAAAGAGTCTGCTCAACTTGTCGTCAGGTGATATCGCTGAACTGACAAAGATGCGTTCAGATATTGCCGCAATCGGTGCTCAAGCAGGTGAGATTGCTGGCAGTGTCGTCTTCGGTGCAGACATTGCGAACGCAAACAGTGAACTCGACGCACAGCGTTCGCTCGTACGCACACTATTCGCTGACGCTGTTGCTCAAGCGAGAACACAGTTCGACGCACAGAAGACTCTCGTTGACGGCCTTGAAGCAAGTCTTGCTACAGCGAATACACAAATGGCTGATCTTGTGTACGCAATTCAAGTTGATCTATACAACACGATGTTCGGATTCTTAGCGGGATTCAACGGCGGTATCGACAAACTCAAAGGCGCACCGACTAACGCAAACACGCCGACGGTATCTATGCCAACAGCACCAACAGTACCGACAGCACCAGCAGTGTCTGCACCAGCAATGCCCGATCTACCTATTGGTATCGACTTCGGTGCTATCGGTAGAGAGATGAACAAGAAGATCGCAACGTTCAAGCCGGGTCAGAAGACAGACTTCAACGACGGTCCGTTGCCGAACGGCGGTGCAATCGTAAACGGCTACTACTTGCCACCGGGTCTCGACTTCAGTGGATTCCATGCTGACGGTGGTGTGACTACTCGTGCGTCACTCGGTGTCATTGGAGAGAACGGGCCTGAAGCGATCATTCCTCTGTCACGTATGGGCGACTTCGGTGGTGGCGACACGTACATCACTGTGAATGTTTCAGGCACTGTTACGAGTGAACGTGATCTTGTTGAGCAGATTCGTCAGGGGCTTATTCGTTCGCAGAAGAGTGGCAAGGCGTTGATCATATGAGCGGCGTTGTAGCGGCAACAACCTACGTGAAGATATCGAGCAACAACCAATTCTCTTTCGGTGACTTCATGGTTATTGGTACGGGCATTGTTGGTGAGGCAGTTGTTGGTGCTGAAGATGCTGTGAGCGAAACTTTCTCGAATCCAATAGCAGTTGATATTCGTCGAGGTCGAGAACTAGCACTTGATACTTACAACACTGGCAGTGCATCAGTAACTGTTATTGATAGTGGTACATGGAATCCTCTTATCGTCACTGGTCTTTGGGCAGACAAGATCGTGCCGGGTATCCAAATGAAAGTATGGGCCGAGTACCCATCAACAATGCTTTCGTGTTCAGGTGGTGCGGCGACGACACCATACCTGAGCACTTATGTCCCATCTGTTGCGAAGAGTTCTATCGATGTTCGTGTTGCTTTTGTTGTTACTGCTGGTCTTGAGGGTCAATACGCCTCACTAGCGAACCTTGCTTACAGTGTAAACAGCGGCGACAAAGTGTGGGACTTCTCAATCAACTACGGTCAACTACTCGCAATGGTGTCTCTTGATGGAAACTCGTACTACGAGTTCTACAGTTCTCAATTACCTCAATTTGAGATAGGCACAACTGTTGCTCTGCGAATGTTCTTTGATGGAAATACAGGTCGGGTGAGTTTCTATTATTGGGAAACATCACCGACATTCGCCTATGACATCACAACGAACGATCCTGCTTGGACACTCATCAACACCGCCGAAGTTTTCAACACAACACCTAGCGTCTTTTGGAGTGCCTTCACCGCTAACGGATATCTGCTACGTCAATCGTCTGTCGCTGACCTTGCAATAGGGTACGGATATTTTCTTGGACAAATGAAGTTCAACGTGGTTGCGTTCTGTCTTGAAACTGTTTCTCCGAGTGGTACAGCGACAGTACGAAGTTCTTTTGATATGACAGACGGACTCAAAACATTAGGCGCATCAACGTTCTCTGATAATCAATCTCATACGTGGACGCTTAGAACGCAAAGTTTGGGTACACCGACGGTCTCTTCAGTGCAGTACAAGTACCCACTGTTTGCAGGGTATATCTCTTCGTATGACTGGCAATGGACTAAAGGTGTGACGGGTCAAAACACTGTCACGTTCAATGCTGAAGATGCTTTCAGACCGTTGAACATGGTTGAACTAGAGACTGTTGCTGGTGCGAACGCTAACGATCTACCCGGTGCTCGTATGACTCAGGTACTCAATCAAGTCGCTTACCCAACAGCGGGTCTATCTATAGCAACAGGCTCTACACAACTTCAAGACGACGAGGGTACTGTGCGTACTGTTTTGCCGTTGCTACAAGCGATCGCTGAGTCAGACTTGGGTTCTTTCTACACTGACAAAACAGGGTTTGTAAAGTTTGAGGATCGCAACACAATTGCTAGACGACTTCTGTCTCCGTTCATTAGATTCTCTGACGTTCCCTCTATAGAGGGCTACGACTATCAAGTCTTCGATGTTTCGTACGATGACAGCCTTATCGCTAATGACGTGAGTGTTGATAGTGGTGGTGATGTTCAACAAGCAACAGACGCAACAAGCATCGCAAAATACTTCAAGCGTTCAATGTCAAAGACGGGTCTCCTAATGGAAAACGACACTGACGCTCTTCTCATGGCACAAACAATCTTGAGTAGTCGTAAAGACCCAACAGTACGTATAACGAACATCGGTGTCGACATAACGAAAGCACCGAGCATAAAAGTTCAAAGAGAACTCACGTCGGTACTTGGTACAGAATTTGGTCAACCAATAATCGTGACTAAGAACTGGTATCAAGTAGACCCAACCTTCATTGGTTTCAACCCAACGACGATCAGTGACTTGCTTACTGTTCAGGGTATTAGTCATACGATTCGACCTGACCGTTGGGTCGTTGAGTTTACTACTGCTCAACCTCTACTATCTTCATTTATTCTCGACGACTCATCTAACGGTGAGTTCGGTGACATTCTCTACTACTAAAGGACTCTCATGGCGATCGCACCTAACACAACGTTCTTCACTGGTTACACGCTTACAGCGACACAACTCAACGCCTTCCCTCGTGGAGTAATGGCGTTCAATACTGCAACTGCTTCAGATACAACAATCTTTGGCGAAGAAGTACAGATCACAGGCTCATCGTTCACTGCTGTTGCTAATCGCTATTACAAGATCACCTACTTTGAGCCTTCTATCTTCAATAGTAGTGGCGCAACTGCTACTGCTCGTATCAGGTTGACAAACCTTGCTGGTGCGGTACAACAAACAGCATTATCTTTTGCCTACGTCACTTGGGAAGATATGTCTTGTGTTGCGGTAACCACTCTCACTGCTGGACCAACAAACTTTGTTGCAACATTGACAAGCAGTGATGGCACTAGCCAAGCGTCTCGAACTTCAACTCAGTATGCGTTTCTCTTAGTGGAAGACATTGGTCCAGCCTGATGCCTAACGTTGCAGGTAATACTCGATTCAGTGTTGGAGATGCGTTTACTACGGTCAAGGCTAATGCGTTCCCTCGTGGCTGTTTCTCGTATACGTTGAACGACGCATCAACCAACTTGACGACAAGTGCGGTACTAATGTCCTCAGTAACTTGGACAGCAGAGGCGACCCGTATCTACAAGATCACGTACTTCGAGCCGCAGATTCTTTTGCCAACATCACCTGCGACTGTTGATATGACTATTCGTGTCACTAACGCTGGCGGTGCTCAAGTAGCACAGTCTCGTATCTCTTCACCGACGACGACGACTGATCTCTTCTGTTCAGTTATTTTGACGGGTCTATCAGGGTCTGTCACCTATGCGGGTTGCTTGGTTGCGTCATCGACAACAGGAACACCCTCAGCGACTCGTGGTGCTACACAGAAGTCAGTGATGCTTGTCGAAGATATTGGCGGTACGTGATGGCTGGTGCTACAACAACAGCGGTCAGCGGGAACACAAACTTCTCAGCATCACCGTTCAGATCGTTGCAGGCTAACAAGTTCCCTCGTGGCACTCTTAGTTACGCAACAGCAACAACGAACCGGGTGCTCGCTACATCAGCAACTTCTGACGTAAGTGTGGCATGGACAGCAGAGATTGATCGTGTTTACCTACTGACGTACTTTGAGCCGTTCGTAGAACACACCACAGCATCAGGGCCTGTGAATACCGACATGACTATTCGTGTCACTAATACAGTAGGTGCTCAAGTTGCTTTGACTCGACACGCTTGTATTGGTAACGACTCTCGTATTCTTTGCATGGCGATACTCACAAGCCTTACAGGGTTAGTGACGTATGCGGGTTGCTTACTTACTGCAAGCACAACAGGAACACCGACGGCCTTTCGTGCTGTGACGTATCCTGCATACATGACAGTCGAAGATATTGGTGGTTACTGATGACAAGTTTTGGTGCGACAACACCTATCACTTCTCGTGCGTTGAACACTGCGTTCTTACAACTAGAGGCACAGATGGGTGGTGCGTCAGTAACGGTTTCCGATACACCGCCAACAACCCCTGCGCCTGAGGCCGGTGACCAATGGTTTGAGTCAGATACGGGTCGTCAACTCGTTTATTATGATGGTGCGTGGATCGAGATCGGTTCTACTGCGACGACGAATGTGAACGCTAACGACTTGTCGGGTACGACCCTTGCGTCGAACGTAGTGTCTTCATCGTTAACGAGTGTCGGCACTTTGGGTTCATTGACTGTCACTGGCGATGTGACAGTTGATACGAATACCTTGAAAGTTGATTCAACCAACAATCGTGTTGGTATCGCCAATGCTTCGCCTGCATATACGTTAGATGTAAACGGCACGATTGAGGGTACACAGTTCCTTCAGGGTACGGATTATCTTTCGCCGTATCAGGGTTTCCGTAATGCGATTATCAACGGTGACTTCCGTATCAACCAGCGAGCGTTTACAAGTACAACAACTAACGGCACTTATGGATTTGATAGGTGGGTAATTGGGTATAACAGTGGAACGCTCACTTATTCAAGCCAAACATTTACCGTTGGTTCCCCTGCGGCAACAGGTTATGAGTCACCGACATTCGCAAGAGTTGTGACCACAAGCCAAACGGGTACAGGGCATTTTGCAATTATCAACCAAAAAATTGAGGACGTTCGCACCCTTGTTAACTCGACTGTCACAATCTCATTTTGGGCTAAAGCAGGAAGTGGTACACCAAAAGTAGGTGTTGAAATTGAACAGTATTTTGGTTTGGGTGGGTCGCCTTCAGCGAATGTCGAAACTGCGTTTGGTGCAGTGACATTATCGACATCGTGGGCAAGATATTCGGTTACTGCAACAATTCCGAACATCAATGGAAAAACCATTGGCACAACCGCCAATACTTCTTTTTGCTTGCTAAATCTATGGGTATCATCAGGCTCATCATTTAATACACGATCTTCAAATATTGGAACGCAAAACAATACTTTTGACTTTTGGGGTGTTCAGGTTGAGCGCGGTTCTGTTGCTACACCCTTTGAGCAACGACCTATCCAAGCAGAGTTAGCGTTATGCCAACGGTATTACTACACATCAGGAATAGTCTTTTCTCAATATATTGCAAATAATTCTAACCTGTTTGGTGAAGGATTCAGTTTTCAATTCCCTGTCACCATGCGAACAACACCAACACTGACAAACAGTTTCACAAACGTTGATAATGCTGTTTTGTTGGCTTCTGCGGCAACAGATAAAAGTGTTTACATACGAGAAACCTGTGCTAGTGCTACTTTTCCATATTCTAACTTTTCATATTCTTTTGTAGTATCGGCAGAGTTTTAATGTTGTACAGACTTATCGCCGAAATTACGCCGAGAGGTGAGTTGGTTTATCATCAAGCAGTTTTGCGAATTGAAGATAACGCAATCATTCCGTTTGACCCCGCTAACTCTGACTATCAGCAATACTTAGCATGGCTCGCTGAAGACAACACCCCTAAAGAATGGAACGGTGAGTAATGGCTATCGACTTTCCGAACTCACCAACAACCAACCAAATCTTTACCGTCGGGTCACGGTCATGGATATGGGACGGAATCATATGGGCCATCTACAGCAACAACCCCGTGTTATACCGACAAGACAGTCCACCATCGTCACCGCAAGAAGGCGACCAATGGTTCGAGACTGACACGGGCAGAATGTTTGTGTATTACGGTACTGCTTGGGTTGAGTTAGGTAACGCCACCGATATCGCCGGGGCATTGCAACCGTCGCAGGTGACTGCTTTGAGTGCAGTCACATCATTGACTTCGGACGATGTGTTTCCTGTAGTAGACAACCCGTCAAGTGCTGTTGCTTCCAGCAAGATTACTTACGGCAACCTTGTTACAAATATGTCTGCGAGCCTTGCGCCGGGTTTAGTGTTGGTCAAAACTCAGACTGTCGGTACTGCCGTTTCTAGCGTCACCGTTTCGTCGGCGTTTTCGTCGGACTATTACAACTACCGAATTATCTACACGGGCGGAACTGCCTCTGTAGATAACGATTTGAAATTAACTTTGGGTGCTTCGGCTACTGGCTACTACGCAGGTTTTGCATATGTCGCATATGGAACAGGTTCAGTTACAGGTGTTGCAAACAATAACGCAACATCATGGGCAAACATTGGTTCACAACGCACCGTCCGCAACTCACTTGATGTTGATCTGTTCGGCCCAAATCAAGCAATTGAAACAGGTATGACAGCAAGGTATTTCGGTATTTCTGCCGGTTCTGTTGGTGGCGGTATGGGTGGCTTTCATAATGCCACGACGCAACACACAGCATTTACGATTACTTGCACAAGCGGAAACATCACAGGCGGAACTATTTGTGTCTATGGATACAGGAACTCACTATGACAAAACCTAACATTCAAATTGATGATGAAATTCGTGAAATGACCGACGAAGAATACGCCGAGTTACTCGCTTCAGGTTGGACATTAGAAGCATCAGAGGAGACTGAATAATGGCTATGACTTTTCCAGCATCTCCCACAGTCGGACAAATCTTTACGTCAGGAAACAAATCTTGGCAATGGGACGGCACAACATGGTTAGCGTACGGTGCATCACTGTCTCCTACTGTGTTGAAGGTTGACTCGACGAACGCTCGTGTCGGGATCAACAACCAGTCTCCTGCACACCCACTTGATGTTATTGGTCGTGTTGAAACGCGAGCGGCGGCTACGCAAGACGGTGTGGCTCTTGTTGGTCGTGCTGGCGGGTCGTCGTCGTTTGATGTAGCACTAACACCAACTACTTTAACTGCTGACCGTACTTTAACTTTGCCTGATGCAACTGGGACTGTTGCTTTAACTTCTGACTTTGCTTTAACTCTTGTCAAGTCACAGACAGTCGGTACTGGCGTTTCGGTTGTCGATGTGACTTCATGCTTTACCAGTGATTTTGACAATTACAAAATTACTTATACGGGCGGAACTAGTAGCGGTTTGAACAGTATTTCAAGCCAATTTTTAGTTGGCTCAACACCTGACGCTACTAACTACTATGGCGGTGTGGCGTTCATAAATGTTGGTGCAGGTAATTGGCAACTCGGCGTGAATAACGGTGGCGCAAGTTGGACCTGTGGTTGGGCGCGCGGTACCGATACAGGCTTTTCGTTTGACTGCCACAATGTTTTCCAAGCAAAACCTACAACCTGCATGGGAATGTTTGTAAGACTTGATAACGGTCAAGTTGGGCATACCACTATTCAACACGCCGTAGGAACTTCCTACAACGGAATCAGATTCACGCCAACAGGCGGAACGCTTACAGGCGGAACAATTGCCGTCTACGGATACAGAAGGTAGGAACCATGAAACCCTTAATTCAAGTTGATCATGAAATCCGTGAAATGACCGACGAAGAATATGTCGAGTTACTTGCGTCAGGTTGGACTATTGAAACTAATGCGGAAGAACAACTTACCGCCTATATGCGTGAACAAAGAAACGCTTTGTTGAAAGAATCAGACTGGACGCAAGTAGCCGACTCACCCGTAGACAAGCAAGCATGGGCTGAATACCGTCAGCAACTACGGGATTACCCAAATACATGGACACCATCGGACAAAGTGGAATTTCCAGCAACCCCCAAAGAATTAGTCAAGTGATACGAGCGTCTCGTGAACCGAAGAAGTAAGGCTGTTATGGTTTGTTGGTGGCTCGCTGTCATTGCTGTGCTCGTAACACTGAGCAAGTGCGACACTTCCAACGAGAACACTTTGCAACCCGCTAAGGTGGCTCACTATGACCACTAAGACCCCGTTAGTGCGTAAGACTCAAGACGTTCTCGAACGTGCAGTCTCTACGTACGTGCAAGTGTTCGCTGGTTTGCTCGTTGCGGCGAACGTCGGTGTGAATGAGATCGCTGATCTGTCTGTTGTCAAGACTTGTGCGGTGTCTGCGTTGCCTGCGTTCTTGTCAGTGATCAAGAGTCTTGCGGCGATCAATCTTCCTGTCGGTGACAGTTCAGCATCAGTGCTCAATGTCGGCTACGAGAAGATCAAGCGCATCGTCGATCAAGTCGCTGTTCCGTACGAAGTGATCAAGTACGTCGAACGCACAGAAGAAACAGTCGCACGCAAGCGACCCGTCAAGAAAGTGTCGACGACACCTATCAAAGTTGAGAAGAAACCCGCAGTGAAGAAGACTGCACTCAAGAAAGCAAAGTGATCATGGCACGCAAGTACACAGGCTGGGACAAAGACGCATCAGGCAAGCGCATGGGTACAGAGAAACTCGTGCAACTCTTGTGCGCTCACTTCAACGGTGCGATCAGCAACAACGGCACGTGGAACGTACGCCCGTCACGAGGTTCAGGTCGACCTTCAGTTCACGGAACAGGTCGTGCGGCAGACGTATCGTGGCGACGACAAGCAAGCGGCAAGGGATACGGCAACTACAAAGCGGCTCTCGAAGTTCTCGACTTTCTTGTTGCATACGCAGACGTGCTGTTCATTGAAGAACTGCACGATTACTTTCTCGCACCACACGGTCGTGGCTGGAAGTGCGATCGTATGTCGTGGAAGATATACGACAAGCCGACGATCGGTACACCCGGTGGCGATTGGTGGCATCTTGAGATCAGCAACGATCACGCAGACGACCCCGCTTACTACGAGCAAGTCTTTGCAGGTATCAAAGCAGGCACGATCACACCGTCGTCGAGCGCACCTGTGTCTGCACCTGTTGCAAGCGCACCCGCACCCGCAATGTCGTTCGCATATCCCGGCAAAGCAGTGAAGATCGGAAGCAAGGGTGACGCAGTGAAACTTGTGCAAGCGATCGTCGGTGTTACTGCTGACGGTGACTTCGGTGCGAAGACTGCGACTGCTGTCAAAGCATGGCAAGCGTCGAAGAATGTTGCGCCTGCTGATGGAATTGTTGGCAAGCAAACTTGGGCAGTGATGTTTGGTGCATGAGTCATGGATTGGCTCACGGTTCTTGTTGCGTTAGTCGGTGCAGGCGGTCCGTTGACTGTGTTCATGACACGGTTCGATCGACGCAATAGTGAACAGCATCGTCAAGGTATTCGAGCGCAAGAACGAACGCTTGCTGAAGTGACTGCAACTCGCACTGATCTTCGTCGTGTTGAGAGTCGTCTGTCTTCTGATATCGATCGTGTTGAACGTCGACTCGATTCGCATATCGACGTGGGTCGACCTGTTGCTTGAAGATTGCGATCTGATCTGCAACGACTGCGAAGTGTTGTGGTCAAGTCTTGAAGAGTCGCTCTGTTGGTGTTGTGATCGACACGGCACAAAGTTTGTGACTGTTGCACGCACTGAAGAAGAGCAAGCGAACGCTCTGATTCGTTCGTTCGTGTCTGCGTTCAGATCGTCGTCAGTCTGCTGAGGTTCGTTCCTAAGCGACGCTGTATTCGAGTATGCGTATTCGCACAGTTCGTACGCTCTGACGAGCATGAGTCACGTGACAAGATCGCTCGTCGATCGAATGTAGCCACAATTCTTTGAGTGCATAACCGCTGATCAGAGACATATTTTGGTGAATTGTGCAGATAACGTTGCTACTTGTACAAGTACGGGCATAAGATGGGGTACATGAACAACAACAACAACAAGAAACAGGAGAAAACTATGAAGCGCAAAGAAGTCAAGAACGAAGAATACTTCAGTGAACGCAGTGACTCGTTCACTCTGCCCAACGGCAAGATCATCAATCGAGGTGACGCTGTTGCTGTCGCAGGTGTGAGTGGCACGTGGCGACTGTCGTACGTGTACAAGAATCAACCTGTGTTGTACGGCGGTGATCTTGGGTACGGCGAGTTGCGTTCGTTCGCTGTTGATCGTCTCGGTGTGCCTCGCAAGAAGTTCACTCGTAACTACACAGACGAACAGCGTGCAGAGATGTCGAAGCGCATGGCAGAAGTTCGTGCTCGTCGAACGAAAGCGAGTGCGTGAGATGTATACGAACTCAACACTGCCTGCACAGTTCAAGGGCTTGATGCCTCGTGCTGTGAATGATCTGCTTGAACTCGGCTACTTAGATCGTGAAGTGATCGCTCTGCTCAAGTATGCAGATGATCACAACGATCACCCTGATTGGTCTGAAGCGACAGACGAAGAAGTTGCTCTGCACTTCAAGTCGATTGCTCAGACGATTGCAAAGAACGAAGACGATCTCGCTCTTCAAGTCTTGACGAACTTCATCGTGTTCGGTAATCACTAATGGCGCACGTGCTCGAACTGAGAAACATTGACGATGAACTCGTCGACATCGTTGTGTTCTGTTCTGACTTCTGTCATCAAGATTGGGCAGAGCGCAACACAAAGAAGTACGAGGGCTGGAACGGTTGTCATGAAGTAAACGAAACTCAGTGCAAGAACTGTGCAGGTGATATCTAGATTCATTCTCTGCTACACCCTTTTGAGTCGCAAATCGACTGCTCAAGCGTTACGATTACAAGTACAGATATACAAACTGTGTTGCACCCCGACATTACAGTGAACACAACAAACCACAACAGGAGAAACTCATGCCCGATACAAGCAATCTCTCGACAAGCGTCACGCAAGTCGCAGACGAAGTGAATCGACTCGCACTCGAAGTCGACGACATCAAGAAAGAACTCACGCTCGAACAACTGACGAGCCTAATGGATTGGTGCGACGCACTCAAGAAAGTCGTCAGCGTCATTCAACGCACAGCACTACTCGAAGCCGCTGACAAGTTCCCTCGTGACGGTAAACAGATCACGTGGTACAACTCGTCGAATGAGAAGTTCGTGACTGAACTCAAGTGGTCGTCAGTACGCACAAGCGTGCAACGAGACGATCTATACAAAGCAGTGAAGTCAACTGCTCGTGTCATCGACACAGAGACAGGCGAAGTCACAGAGAATCTGCAAAGTCTGATCGACACGATCGAAAGGACTTTCAGACTCGAACCACGTTGGACAGAGATCAAAGAATTGGGAATCAATCCTGACGAGTTCTGTTCGACAAAGTTAGAGCCAAAAGTAATCACAACCAAACTCAATGAAACTGAAACAGGAGAAGCGTTCTAATGACAACTACCCGCAAACCAAAGCGACCGATGATGCAACTGCGTTCATACGCAGAAGGCGTATTCAAGGCAACAACTGAAGGCACTGAAGTCTCAAGTCACTTCACGCAGTCGTTCGATTATCTTGATCACGTCATCGTTCTTCACTCAGGTCGCAAACAGCGTCGACGCAAGATCGTTGCAACAGCATGGCACGTACCTCAAGGTGCAACGCTTGAGAGCGTCATCAATGATGAGAACTCGATTGATCTAGGCATCATCGGTGACATCACTGCGAACGAAGCCGAATACATGGTCACGATCACGATGAACCCGATCACAGTCAAAGTCACTGCGACAGATGTCGAGTCAGCAATCTATGAAGCGAAGACTCAACTGTACGAGAATTGGATTGACGAAGACTTCGACGATTCGACTTGCACAGTCTCGATGGTGCAGTCATGAGCACTCAAGCAACAGGTCAAGGCTTGACCGTCGCAGTCACGAACGACAACACGATGTCGTTCGATCTTCTTCTGCGACAAGCAGACGTTCTGTCGACGAGTCGAATCATTCCTCGTGCATATCAGAATCGATCAGCAGACGTGATCGCCGCAGGTCTTGCAGGCTTTGCGTTTGGTTGGGACGTGATGACTTCACTGCGTAACTATCACGTGATCGAAGGTACAGCGTCACTTCGACCTGAAGCGATGCTCGGTCTAGTTCGACGTGCAGGTCACTCAGTCACTCTCGCTGTCATCGACGCAACAGTCGACGGTCAGTCTTGTCGCATGGCACGAGCAACAGGCGTACGAAGAGACAACAACGATCAGCACGTCGCAGAGTTCACAACACTCGATGCAAAGAAAGCAGGTCTTGCAAACAAGAACAACTGGAAGCAGTACGAAGACTCAATGCTCACGTGGCGAGCAGTCTCAGCGTTGTGTCGTGTGTTGTTCCCTGACGTTGTGCTCGGTGCAGGTTACGTACCCGAAGAACTTGGTGCGATCGTCTCAGACATCGGTGAGATCGTCGAAGAAGACCCGTTCGCAGTCGCAACACTCACAGCAGGTCAAGCGAAGACGCAACTGCTTGAAGCGTGCGACGGTGACAAAGAACTCGCAAAGACAGTTTGGGCAGATCGTGGAAGTGTCAGCATGACGCAAGACGCTCTCGATGCTCTCATTGCTCAAGTGCGAAACAAGATCGATGAAGTTGAAGACGACATCGAAGAAGCAGTCGTCATCGAGACGATCGCAATTGACCCAGACCTTGAACGACGCATTGCGTTCTTCAGCGAAACAACAACAACAGGAGAAGATCAAGATGATTCAGCAAACTGAACGAACAGCAACATGGCAACGACTCGGCACAAGTGTGCAGGGCATGAGCATCAGCGACGCTCTCGCACACTCGAAGACTGACTTCGAGGTTGCGATCGCACCGCTCGTTGCAAACATTCCCGTCGGCATCGAAACACCCGACGGTGAACAACTCACGTCACCCGAAGCAGTATTCGGTCGACAGATCACGTATCGAGTAGACAACTTGAAACCGATTGCGCCTGTCGGTGCTCGATATCACGTAGTGCAAACTCGTGAAGCGATCGACTTGATCGAGGGCATGACAGCAAGCGGTTGGCAACCTGAGTTCGCAGGCACACTCAATCGTGGCGGTGCAGTGTTTATGGCGGGCAAGTTAGCGTTCGATACGACGACGCATGAGATCGACCCGTACTTGTGTTTCATCAACTCGTTCGATGGTACAAGCGGTCTGAAGTTTGCTTGCACACCGTATCGACCTGCTTGCACGAATCAAGTGCGTGCGATCTTCGGTCGCAAGCGTGACAGTGCTCGACCTGTTGTGTCGTTGCGTCACACGAGTCACGTCTTGAAGCGTGCAGAGACTGTGCGTGAATTGCTTGGTCTCACTGAGGCGTACTACAAGTATCTCGATGAGCAGATTGAACGTCTCTGTGAAGTGACGATGACTTCTCAGCGCATCAATGAAGTGCTCGAAGTAGTTGCACCGTTGAAGAATGTCACGAGTGATACACCAGCGCACGTGATTGAACGTCGACAAGAGAAGCGTGCAATGGTCACGATCAATCTTGATCAGTCACCGACGATCGAGAATCGTTTACGTTCGACAGCGTGGGGAATGTACAACTCGATCACAGAGATCGAACAGTGGCAACGTGACACTCTGCCTACGAAGTCACAGTCTGAACAGATGCTCGGCAACCATGTTGGAATTGTTCCGATGACAACTGTCTCTGATCGTGTGTATCGTGTGATGGAACGCTGGCTCTCGCCAGCATGATCGATACAAAGCGAAAGCGTGACTGTCCCGACGACAGTCACGCTTTCTACACAGACAGGAGAGTCTTGTGACAGACAAAGGATACACCGAAGAAGTCACGTCTGACACTGGACCTTTCACGATTATTCCTGAGTGGGTTCTTGACGCACAGATCAGTCACGGTGCGGTGCGCTTGTATGCGTTGCTCGGTCGATATGCCGACTACAACACTGGTCGTGCGTTCCCGTCTCGCAAGTTGCTTGCGTCTCGCTTGAGAGTGTCGACGCACACTGTCGATCGAATGATCGTTGAACTCGTGAACGTGTCTGCTGTTGAAGTCTTGAAGCGATACGAGAACGGTCAGTGGTTGTCGAACGTGTATGTCGTGAAGCGTCTGAACCCTAGTCGCATCGTTGCGGCTAGTCGCACCCGTGTCACTACCCCTAGTCTCACCGATGAGACTACCCCTAGTCTCATGGTTGCGGAACTAACGAGAACTACTAAAGAACGAGAACCAACTGAACGAGAAAGAGATACTGAACTTGTTTCAGATCACGTCTCTCAAGTCTTCAATGTTTGGGTCGCATCGACAAGTCGTGACACGACTCGAACGAAACTCGACAGCAAGCGACGAGCACGCATCGAATGGTCGCTGAAGAACTACACACTCGAAGACGTACTCGACGCAGTGCAGGGCTGGCAGAACTCGCCCTTTCATTCGGGGCGCAATGATCAGAACAAGGTGTACAACGATCTCACGTTGATCTTGCGTGACGCTGATCGGCTAGAACACTTCAGAGATGCTTTCAGATCAACAACAAACAACACAGAGAACGTGCCGAAAACTTGGCATCGACTCAGGCAGATGATGGGAGAAGAACAATGAGCAGAGCAGGCGTACTGAACACACTCGCAATGCTGACAGCGGCATACATGAAAGAACTGACTGACCCGACGATCAAGTTGTACGTCAACGGTCTCAGCGATCTTGAAGACGACGCACTTCACGGTGCGGCTCAAGACTTGATCGTTGTCTCTAAGTTCTTCCCGACGATCGCAAGTCTTCGAGAGACTGCTGTGCATCGCATGATTCCCGGCGGCAAACCACCGTCGCAAGAGTCTGCGTGGGCAGAGATCATGAAAGCAGTCGAGACAGTCGGGCCAATCGACAACGTGACACCCGACTGTTCTGCGTGTAACAACACGAGGTTCGTCACAGTGACTGTCAAAGATGTCGAGCGAGTAAAGCATTGCGAATGTCTACAGAAGACCTCACAGCGACCTAGACCGACGTTCTCGCATCAGATGATCGGGCAGACTCTTGATCTTGTTTCGTCGTACAACAAACTGTGCAGACTCAACGAGCGTGAACTGACACCGATTCGGATTCTGTTCTTCAAGACTTACGCAGAACTCAATCAGAAGATCATCATCGAATCACTTGCACGACCTGCGGCTGACTTGAAGCAGTTGAACTCGTGAAGCGTTCAGCACCGATCAAGCGCACACCGCTTGCACGTAGCACGAAGAAGATCGCTCAAGTGTCGAAGAAGCGTGCGAAAGTCAACGCAGTTCGACGACGAGTGATCGCTGAAGTCTTGAAGACTCGCTGTCGTTGTGAAGCAGGTCATGCAATCTGCACTGTCGATCGCAAGCATCGCTGTCTCTACGAAGCGCACGACATTCACGAACCGTTGACACGTGCTCGTGGTGGCTCAATCACTGACCCGAACAACATGGTCGTCGTCTGTCGAGCGTGCCACGATTGGATTCATATACACCCCGACGGTGCTACTTCCATAGGATTACTCGTACACTCATACAACACCGAGTATGATCACGGTGATGAGCAGACGCTGGACGATAGTCGACACAGTTCGACCTTGGACAACGAACGCAGAACGCACGTGGCACTACCACAAGCGAGCAAAGATCGTGAAGGAGACAAGAGAGAGATGGTTCATGTTGACAAAGCAAGCACAGATACCTCGACTCGCTCGTGTCTCGATTGCGGTCACACCGTTAGCAGTGAACAAGAGATGGAGACCTGACGTGGGTGCGTGCTATCCAACAGTCAAAGCGGCGATCGATGGCATCGTTGACGCAGGCGTGATACCTGATGACAACCCACAACATCTTGACTCGATCATCTTCTTCACAGTTGACATCGTTGGCAGAGACGGTATGCGTCTCATGATCACAGAGTTGTCATGAGTACAGCAACACTGACTCACGTTGACCTTGAGAATGAGATGCTCAGAGTCTGTCGACGAATGGAAGAAGACATCGAGATTCTCACAGAAGTATCGAACGATCGAGCAGAAGCAGAATCCTCGTACAAGTACAAACACGCACGAGCAATGATCGAACAAACAGAGAAGACACCAGTAGCAACAAAAGAAGCGCACGCTCATCTCAGAGCAAGCGAAGATTACAAACTCTGGAAGATTCTCGAAGGTAGAGAGAAAGCAACACAACAAAGCCTGATCGCATCACGATCACGCCTAGATGCGTTACGCACAATCTGTGCGAACGTAAGAGCCACAGGAGTATGAACATGGAACAAACAACAACCCGACTATCTGAAGCACGTGACATCACGTTGAAGATGCGTGAACTCGAACAAGAGATCATCAATCTCAACAATGAAAGACGAGCACTAATCAGGGATATTTGGCGCAACGACAACGTGTCACAACGTGTGATCGCTAACGCTCTCGGTATCACAAACCAAACTATTTGGAATGAGATTCATCGCAAAGATGGTGCAGAATGAATCTGCTACCTAGCAACTACGAACTCGTCAAAGTATCAGCACTCGAACTGCACCCTGACAACGCTCGACGAGGCAATCTCGACCGACTGATTGAATCAATCAGAGTCAACGGGTTCTACGGTGCGATCGTCGCACAAAAGTCAACACGGCATATCATCGTCGGCAATCATCGCTATCAGGCGGCAGTCGCTCTTGGTCTCAAAGAACTGCCTGTACTTTGGGTTGACATCGACGATGCTGAAGCACGACGAATGTTGCTTGTCGACAACCGCTCGAACGATCTTGCGTCATACGACGACGAACTACTTGTCGAACTGCTACGACTCACAGAACACGAGACCGGCCTAGAGGGTTCAGGTTTTGATAAGGATACTTTCGATCTGCTCGCTCGAATCGTCGACGCACAGTCACAAGGCTTGACAGACGCTCAAGCAGAGTGGAACGCTATGCCCGACTTCAAGCAAGACGACACAGAGTCAGCGTTCAAGGCGATCGTTCACTTCGCAACTGAAGCAGATGCTGATCTGTTCTTCGAGACGATCAAGCGACCGAAGAAGCGTTCGATGTGGTATCCACAAGAGAACCCGAACAAGACAACAAGTCGACAGGAACAATATGTCGCAGACGATCAGTAAAGCACTGCCACGATTCCCGTTGTATATACCGTCGAAGAGTCGTGCTGACACAGCGTTGACACCACGAGCACTCGATCGTATGAACGTGCCGTATCTTCTTGTGATCGAAGAGCAACAATACAAGGCGTACGCAAGCGAGTTCCCGAAGCACAAGTTGTTGATACTCGACAAGAAGTATCAAGACGAGTACGACACTTGCGAATCACCTGAAGAACTTGAACTGCTCGTCGGCAAGTCAAAAGGTCCGGGGCCAGCACGCAACTTCATTTGGGAACACTCAATCGATCAAGGTTACGAATGGCATTGGGTCATGGACGACAACATTCAGTCGTTCACTCGACTGCACGACAACAAGAAGATCGTCGTCGGTGATGGAATGATGTTCAACATGATGGAAGAGTTCGTTCTTCGATACACAAACATTGGTATGGCAGGGCCGAACTATTCGATGTTCGCAAAAGCAAGGCAGAAGTTGCCACCGTTCATCACGAACACTCGTATCTACTCATGCAATCTGATTCGCAATGATCTTCCGTTTCGTTGGCGTGGTCGATACAACGAAGACACAGACTTGTCGCTCACAATGTTGAAAGCAGGTTGGTGTACGGTGCAATTCAATGCGTTCCTGCAAGACAAAGTTCGCACGTCGACACTCAAAGGTGGGAACACTGAAGCGTTCTACGCATCAGAGGGAACTCTGCCGAAGTCGAAGATGCTTGCACGTATGCACCCCGATGTCGCAACTGTCGTCTGGAAGTTTCAACGCTGGCATCATCACGTCGACTACAGATCGTTCAAGAACCTTGGTCTGATACGTCGAGACGACTACGACGATCTCACGAAGACTGCACCGAAGATGCGAAAGATTGAACGCAAGACTCTGTGACGACTGCTCACAGATCGCTCTCAGTCTGCTGAGGTTGCGTCACCTGCTCGGCTCTCTGACAGATCGCATGATTCGTCGTGAACACAGAATCTCAAAACCTGCGTCGACTCAGTGTGCTGTCAAGTATTTTGAGCGCATAACCGCTGATCACCGACATTCTTTTGAGAATCTTGCAGATAACGTTGACGCTTGTACAACTCTGCTTATACGATGGGAGACATGAACAACAACAAACGATACACAGTAGTGAAAGACATCGAGTATTCGCCATGCGAGCACCCATTGTGCGATCAACTTCATCGACGCTTTATGGAACGAACTATTCATGGTGGCTGGTTTCATGAGATCAAGACGACTTGGTGGATTGTTGTTGACTCAGCGACAGGCTTTCAGGCTCATAACGCAAAGAGCAACAAAGAGTGCAAGATTATCGCTGATCGTCTGAACGCAGAAGACGTGATGGTCTGATGATGAACACCACAACGCACGACGCAACAGTGAAGCACTCATCAGATCGAGTGCTCGACATGAACTTCAAGACGATGAAGAAGACAAAGACAGTCGCATGGCGCACGTACTGCTCATGCGGTCACGTCATCGAAACAAAGAGCAACAACCGCAAGAGTCATATCGCAAAAGTCGCAAAGCACAACACCGCAGGAGAGAACTCATGAGCACTTCAACAACGATTCCCGCTGATCTTCTAGCAATGATGATCAAGTGTCAGGCTCTCGACGAGGGCAGACTTCACGACATGAATCGTGAAGTCGAGTACATCAACGAAGTGCTCGAAGAAAGACTGCCCAAAGACGAGCGAGAGTCTTACAAAGAAGACTTGCGAATCGCACTCAGAGATATCCGAATGATCGAGATGAAGATGGAAGCACGAGCAAAGCGCATCGGTGGCAACTCGTGAGCACTTCGACAACTCGACGAGCACGTCAGACGAAGACACTCGTGTCAGTCATGTCAGCACAAGACTTGAACGTCGACGACTGTGAAGGCACACTCAAGTGGTACTCGATCTGTGAAGAACACGGAACAGCAATCGCACACCCGACAAAAGCACTCGCAAACTTCTTCGCCCCCGTTCCTTGCGAATGGTGCGGAGAGTGTGCAGAATCACAAGACAACACAACAGGAGACAAGCAATGAGCACGACATACAAACCCACGACGAAGACTGATATGCGACTGTGCGTGAAGAACTCACGCTCATTCTTGAGAATGATTGAAGAAGCAATCGCAACAGAAGATTGGCTGACACTCGAAACTCTGTCACGATCACTTGAAGCACAAGCAAGCCTGCTCGCTAGTGACGCTGTATCACGGTCAGAGGCTCTCTGATGGAAGCACTCGACACAGACTTCGACGCACAGCAAGCGATCGCTCACCTGCGACCTGCACGCTTTGAGTTAGGCATACGCAACTATGCGATCATCGAGATCGACAACAAGATCGGTCTGACATTCAAGATCGGCGCATATCACGCAATCGCTCAAGTGATCGTGACACTCAACAACGATCTGTACTCATTCAAGATCATCAAGTCACGAGTCGTCAAGGGTCAAGAACGAATCACGACGCTCGCAGAGATCGACGGTCTGTTCTCTGAACAACTTGCTCACACCCTTGTGCGATCATGGTGTCAAGTATGCGAGGAG